CGAAAGGTCTCTTTTCTAGCTTTCGTGGCATGAGCTTATCATGACAAGTCTGGCTTTAGCAACCAGACCCACTCGCAGCTAGGAGCGACTCAGGACATGGACCCATACACAAGATATTATCTCATCTCCAGTTTAACCCGCACTGGACCCGAAAAGTTCAGTGGGGGGGATGTGAAGACTGAGAGAACGCTCGTGTACCCCAACACTCGTGTTGGGTCATCCAATCCTGGCTGGTCTAAACGGATCGAAGCGGGTGCCTTTGTGGCCTCGCCTTACACCGTCGACCGGGTCGATATTCGCAGTGCCAAGAGCACTGCATGGACAATTCGGTACAAAACCAAGGTGGGGTCAGTTGTCTCTGACAATACGACTTTCATCGCCGGTTTCCCGATTTCACCGCAGTTTATGTCTGCACCGTCCATACCCTATGGGGCGAACGACCTCTCCAAAGCACTTAGTGACGCTTACTCGCGCCTCCTTTCTCGAATAAGGGAAGAAAATTCAGAAATGAACGGACTCCTGATGTTGGGAGAGTTGCGAGAGACAATTAAGATGATACGCCGACCAGGCCGCGCGCTCTATGACGCGTTCCAGACGTTCACCTCCTCAGCGAAGAGGCAGGCCGCTCTGGCGCGTACGCGACGTGCGTTCATGCAAGCGTACTCTGGGTTGTACCTCGAATGGGCTTTCGGTTGGAAGCCCTTGCTGTCCGATGTCGGTGACGTCGCTAGTACAATCGTACGCCATCTGACCGAACCACCGCCTCGAAAGAAGGTAGTGGGGACCTCAGACCCGCGTGTGATCACTGCGAACGACGTTTCTTACCCGACTTCTGGCGCAGCAGATGCCATGGCACAGCTGTCGACAGTGGATTTCCACTCACTGTCTGCACAGTCAATCGCCTACCTGAAGCCAGCCTTTGCGGGCCCTGATGGTAGCGCCCGGCGTCTTGCCGAGCTAAGCGGGTTCAGCCTCGAGAACTTCGTGCCGACCGTGTACAATCTGTTGCCGTACTCGTTCTTACTTGATTACGCCTCCAATCTAGGGGATGTAATTGAGGGAGCCTGTACTGTGCAGCAAAACGTGCAAGGTGTGGTCACTACCGTGAAAGCGCAAAGCGATCGCGTGTATACTACCTCGAGACCCACTGCTCGTGCCCAAGCTTCGATGAGAAGCGTTAAGCCGAGCATCACTGAGATAACGGAATCAACCCCGCCCAGTGAGCTGATCATTCGTAGAACTTCTCTTCAACGAACCGTTGGGAGCAGTGTGCCTGTCCCGGACCTCTACCTCCACCTTCCCGGTGGGCAGCAGAGCTTCAACATGCTTACTCTCATCAATGGTTTCGCGGCCAATGTTCGGCCACCTCGGCGCTGAGCCGATTACAACTCAGCTAGTACCACCTATAGTGGCTTTTCCAAGGAGAATCCTATATGGCTTTCGCACCTTCGTCTCCCTTGACGGGCTCGGCGGTGACTGGTTTGACCAGCCCGACCTACACCCTCTCTGCAGACACCCCGCCGACAAACGGCAAGCAGTACTACGTCTCCGCCCTAGGCGGGACGCAGACTGGCGTCGTCGTGCACTCCTCGTCCCGGCCCTTTACGCTGGCGGCCTTCCGGCCTCCCAGCGTCCAGCAACTTCCGGCTGTGAATTCGCAAGGGGCGCTTCCGCGCGTTCCCACGAATGCATACCGGTGGGTCACGCGTAAGAGCGTGATCCCGCTGGCTGGTCAACCGGGACGCAACCTCGTCATTACCACGCTGGCAGAAGTGCCGGCGGGGGCTGACGTGGCTGATCCGGTGGAGATCGCAGCTGCAATCTCCGCCCACACCGCGATGCTTGCATCGGGGGCCGTGGGCATGTACGACACGATCCTCACCTCCGCCGTGTAACAACGGTTGCGCGGCCACCAGGCCGCAGGTGAGTGGGGTTAAGTTTTACCAACCTTTGGAGGCTTACTTTGCGAGAGATTCTTGCGGAGACCCTATCTGCTGATCTGTCTGGATTTGAAACAACACCGTTCCCTACCTCCGATGCAGACCCAATCGAAGTTGCTGTGATGCAACTTCGGTCAAGTTTGCTTAAGAAATGGGAACCAAACGGTGTCACCCGTGCGGCTGAGGCCGCCGCCCTGGAGAAATTCGAGGCGGTTAACCAACGCATGCTAAACTGGGTGATAGCTCCAGAGACCGATACTGACGACGTCCTACTTGGAACGTTCGATCAGGCATTGCACCAGCTCCTTGGCTGGCGGATCGGCGATGAGTGTGACTTTCAGCGTGTTGCCCAGCAGATTAATGTTGGGCCAGGCAATGTTGTTGGGTGCTCGAGCGATGTCTTCATCCCGAAGATGTTCGAGAGCACCTTGACGGCTACGTCTGAGCGCTTGTTTACGCTCTATAGAACGATGATCAGCAACCACCCGGAGTGGGCTCTTGCCGAGAGGCAACGCTTTAACACTTTTGGTGTCTCGGTCGTCGAAGGGTGCAATTTGTTCTTTGCTCCCAAATACTCGCACATCGCGAGGACATGCAGTACCCAGCCGGCTGTCAATATGCTCCTTCAGAAGGGCATTGACGGCTTTATCCAGGATCGACTGCTTGAGTGGGGACTAAACATCTCTACCGCTGCAGAGTACAACCAGGAACTGGCGAGGCTAGGCTCGATAGATGGGTCTTTCAGTACCATCGACCTGACGTCTGCCTCAGACTGTGTGTCTCTAGCTCTGGGTCATCGGCTGCCCGCCCCTTTGCAAGGGTGGGTGTTTCAGACCCGCACCCCGGTGACACATTATCGGGGGAGGAAAATAGAGCTTGGGATGGTTAGCATGATGGGGAACGGTTTTACGTTCTCCCTCCAAACGGCCATCTTCGCCTCTGTAGTTAAGGCCGCTTACGATCTTGAGGGTCTCCCCTTCCGGACCGGACGCAGCAGGAACTGGGGTGTCTTCGGGGATGATATCATCGTGTTGGCTCGCGCCTTCACTAAGGTTTCACGCCTCTTGGCACTTCTCGGTTTCGAATTGAACGGTGACAAGTCGTTCAGCGTTGGCTACTTCAGGGAGTCCTGTGGCGCGGATTGGTTTAAAGGCTACCCCGTCAGGGGGGTCTACCTTCGCCGTCTAAGGACTGATGCAGACAGATACTCCGCGATCAACCGGCTTAACCGCTGGTCTGCACGACATGGAGTACCCCTCGCTTGCACTATTGAGGCGCTCTCTCACGGGCTTCGGAGTAATTTCCGTGTCCCGCCGAGTGCGGCCGATACTGCAGGCCTGAAGGTACCTTTTGTGCTTTCGCCACCACGGACGGTAACAGACCACTATTGGCACCCCTACAAAGGGCTCGCTGATAGGTTACCAACCGTTAGATTTGAGAGTGACGATGACGGGAACGTTTCCCCGTCTATTGCCGTCGCCCTCTTTGGTGGGTATCTGCGAGGGAATGAGCGTTCGTTTAGTCTAAGCGACTTCTGCGGGCCCTTGAGGCCCGTAGAGTTAACCCGTTACGGCTACATCTGTAGCCCGAGACGGAAGCCTGACGACGTGCGCCATTTCAAAATCGTGCGGGAGTCCCTTCCATGGTGGGACTTTATGCCACGTGATCTCTACCAAGGGATCAGCTACGGCAGCTGGAAGGCTGCCGTAGCGGGGAACCTCCTAGCGGAGGAGCGCGGCTAATTGCCGCTGGGGTTGTG